GGTAGAATTGGAAAAAATGGTAAGTTGAAGAGCGTTAACATCATTAATGCTGGTCTTGGATATAAAAATCCGCAACTTGCAATCGAATTGCCAGACATTTTGCGCGATCAGGGGTTCATTGACACCGCAAAAAACGTAAATGAGACCTTTGAAGATGATCTTACACCTAAGATTCAGCTCAATTTGCAAGATCAGAACGATTTTAAGGTAAATGATGCCAATTTTAAGGAAGCGGCATCGTATGTACACAACCAAAAATACGTTACCGAGTCAAAATTCACGGGAGAACTGAAGCAAGCAAAGCTAAAAGCAATCATTGATGCTCAAGGTTGCATCCAAGATGTGATCATTCAGGACGCAGGTGCGGGGTATCCTGCAAATTGGAACCCAAAAATCGTAGTTGTTGACAGAGAACGTGATCAAAGATCCGACACCTTCGTTGGTGAAGGTATGAAAGAGTGGCAAAAAGTGTTGGATTCAAACCTGTCGCGGTTCGGAACGAATGCACAGGATGCGAATTCCATTCTGGAATCCAACAAAAATGATATGAAGGACGCTACTACGGAGTTTGACCACGACATTAACACTGATATTATCCGTGGTTACATCACAATGACGGATATTAAGGCAGATGATAAGCAAAGAATGTGTGGTGATATCATTCCCAACACCTGTTTCCAACCAAATTCGGGTCTTGGATTTGCAGATTGGGCACAATACTGGGATCGTGAGCAACTATTTAAGAATTTGACGCTCGGAAACCCAAATTGGAACGAAAATAATAACATTTTGGACAATTTTTGGAACTCATCTTCTCCAAATGCGCGTACTTTTGACAGATATATGTCATCTGGAATGGCAGGAATCTATAATGGAGGATGTATTGAGATACAACAAGCAAATTTATACAGTGTGAGGAGATTTTTTGACATTCCTTGCCCATATGTGTCATATGATGCGGATGGGCAGGAGACAGTTTACGGATATTTGCCATTTAAATACTGTGCATCAAAGAAAGAAAAGATTCAATTGCGTGTAAGTATGTCAATTGAAGGTGATGTTAGTGGTGCTGGAGCTAGTGTAAACACTGCATTTATGAATTTCCTCAAATCTTTGCCCGCTCCTGCAGTAACAAAACCAAGAAAGGTCACGGATCCTGGTACTGGGAGAAAGAAAAAGACTCATAAATGTAAACGAGGAGATCAACAGGGCAAATGCTATAAGACTGGTCCTGGTCAATACGCATTCATTCCCATTGGTGGGGATGAAAACACGTTTGATTATGGTCTCAATAATATGAGTGAGTTGGAACAACTAGAAACTTGGATTGGTCCTAATAATTACAACACTTATGTTGGAACATTCTTCACTCAGACTCAGGTCGATGCTCAGGGTCAACCAACTGGCATCACTTATGGTGGTGCAACGACAAATGGTGAACTACCTTACAATACAATCAAATTGAAGACTTGCAGCGGCGGAAAATTTCCAAATCCTTGCTGGCATAATTTTGTGACCGATGGGGTCTTGCAAGTTAGTGCTGGTTATGATTGTAATGGAAATAAGATTACGTCAGATGATATTTGTACTGGATCACCATTTGTGGGTTGTGCTGCTTTGGATGAAGTTATTCACGCTGCAATTGCAATAGATCCAGGATTAATCAATGACGACAACTATATAGAATTGGGCGCATATGAAGGTACTTTCACATATAGAAATTGGTCTACAGCTTCTGCAATGTTGCTTGATGATTCTCTGAATAATTATGGCAATCCTTATTTCGATGAATGCGATTTAACATACTAATATGGCGCTAGGCATACTAAAACCAGTAGCAATTCACAACGGTACTCCGTGTAGTGGACACGGTATTCCTATACCTTTGGCAGAGCATCACGTAAGTCATCCGTGCAGTACACCTCCAGTACCAAAACCTATTAAAGTTAAGGACAAAACTTGTTGGTGGGGTCCACAAGCACTAATACCTTTAACAGCGTTGAACCCTATTAGGGCAACTGTTTTGGTAAATGGTGTTCCCATTATGTTAATGGGGGATACGTTTACTCCACACAAGACTACAACTACAAACATTGTTGTCTATATGTGTCCTTGTGGACCAAATGTTTGCCCGAAACCAACACCAATTCCTTGCGGTAAACTGACCATAGAAGATATGGGAGGTATTGGGCACGTTAGAACTTTACAGGCAACTACAAAAACGGTATATGCTCTGAAATTACCAATTGGTAGGATTCTAGATCCTCTTGGGGTTGGAAAATCGTTTAAATCTTGGCCCTGCAGATCTGTTGTTTGTTATGGGTCACCAACAGTCCTTGCTGGATGATCTGTGGTATAATTCAACTGTTGTTCACCTCTACTAAGTATGGCAGCAAAAGCAAAAGTCGGTCTCGTTAAATCTGGTTATACTCCTGGAAAACCCAAGAAAACTCGTCAAGGACGGTCTCAAAATACGCATCTTGGTTCCAGTTCCCGTAATGGTCGTAAAAAGCGTTATCGTGGTCAAGGCACCTGATGGGACTTCTTAAAATTGATCACGCCAAATTGGTAGTGCAAAAAGTGAAGACTACACCACAAAATGTGAATGAGGCAAACGTTGCTCTTTATCGTGCTTCTATGAATCTTCCAGCTGCTGCATCTCATTGTGGTATGACACAAAAAGAAATGAAAATGACATTTGCTGAGTTCATCAAGTATAATCCACCTGATTATTCATAAATAATTTTAGTGATAGCAACCACTTTAAAAGTTCTGTCAATCTAATTTTAATGGAGCGACAGAAATGGCTACCCACCCAGTACCTGATAATGTACCTGAAATGATGAAAGACCAATTTGGGACTACTGTGTTAATTACTGATCCCCGAGCAGATAAATATCTAAAACAGACATCAGTAAAACCGTCAAATCCCCCAGGTGATCGATTTTCAAAATGGTGTGGGGGCAAGAATGGTTTTGATGATTATGTTGAACGATGGCATTAATCATTTAAATGGCATATCGCTTTAAAGCAGATAGGGCTCTCAGTAGAGCTTTCAGAGACTTCAGTATTGGGTTTAAATCAAATCCCAATACTGAAGATTTTTCTGTAGTTAAAAATGAGAACTCGATCAAACAATCGATTCGCAATCTAGTCCTAACTGGATACAATGAAAGAGTATTTGCTCCCAGAAATGGATCTCGTTTGAGACAAATGCTTTTTGAACCATTTGATGTTTTTGTTGGTGAGGATATCAAAGAAGAAATCATTAACGTGGTTTCAAGATTAGAACCAAGAGTGAGACTTAATGCTGTTAGATTATATCCCGATAATGTAGATGATACCCAACTACATATTGAGATTGATTATACGATTGTTGGTGAAACATTAGTACAAACCATCGATTTTCTCCTAGAGAAGGCTTAATCAATGACAGCAATACCATCCAATTTAACGTCTCTCGATTTTACGGAGATTAAAGATTCTATCAAATCATATCTAAGAACTAGAAATGAGTTCACAGATTATGACTTTGAAGGATCGGCAGCTTCATACCTGCTAGATGTTTTGGCGTATAACACATATTATGCTGCATTTAATGCCAATATGGCAATGAATGAGGCGTTTCTTGAATCTGCGACTATTCGTGATAATGTAGTCAAGATTGCAAAGCAACTTAATTATACTCCCAGGTCAGTAAAAGCATCGAAGGCTTGCATCAATTTTGCTGTTCAAACTCAGTATGTTGGTAGCAGCACAGTTTACCCAGCATCCGCAACAATTAATGCTGGTGATGTTTTCGTATCTACTGTTGACGGCGTATCTTACATCTTCACTTTACCTGAAGATATTACAGTTAGTGTCGATCAGTCTACTGGTATTGCCAATTTTGCCAAAACTATAATTTATCAAGGTAACCTCCTTTCATACACTTATACCGTAAGTGATGTTAAGAAGAGGGGATATGAAGTCCCTGTGGATGGAATTGATACTGATTTGCTTACAGTTGCAATTTCACCTAATGCTCAGTCAGAAGAAATCGACACTTACAATCTGGTAACGAACATCGTTAACGTCGATGGTACTACTAGAGGTTACTTCCTAGAAGAAACCGATGATCTCAGATATAAAATTATTTTTGGAGATGGTGTTATTTGCCGTCAGTTGATCGCTGGCGAGGTTATTCGTCTCAAGTATGTAAAAACTGATGGTCCCGATGCTAACGGGTGCAAAAAGTTTAACTTTATCGGTCGTGTGGTCGATAACCTAAACCGCACAATACCCGCAGCAAACATCTCTATAGCGACCGTGGAGGCATCTCAAGACGGTGAAGCGGGTGAATCTGTCATCAGCATCAAATATAACGCTCCAAGGGCATTTGCGGCGCAAAACAGAGCGGTTACAGAGACTGATTATGAGTATGTCACCAAGAAAGTGTATCCTCAAGCAAGATCTGTAGTTGCATATGGTGGTGAAAGGGTATATCCACCTGTATATGGTAAGGTTTTTATTGCAATTCGCACTCAAAGTGGCGCTGCATTAAATGAAACCACTAAAAAGAAAATTAAGAATGATCTATTGAAATTTTCGATGGCTGCTATTGAACCAGTCATCATTGATCCAATCAACTTGTACATTCGTCCAAAGAGTTGGGTATTCTTTGATGGGTCAAAAACCACATTATCAAATAATGAACTAGCATCTAGGGTTCTTGGTGCTATCGATCAATACAATACTCAAGGTTCGGCAAACAGATTCAACGGAAGAATCAATCAATCATCATATCAAACAATGATTGATAATTCTCTTGATGCAATTGCAGGAAACGTCACTCAAATGACACTTGGTATGAATGTTACAGGATTCCCATTTGGATCCACCTTTACTAAGTGTGTTGACTTCAATAATGAGATTCTAAATCCCAGTGATGTCTCTGGTGGAAATGCATCTGATGGATCTGGTGGCACTTGTGCGCCAAAATTCTCATCTGTTAAGAGTGGTACTTTCTACTCTACTGGTTATACCGAAAATCTGCTGGATCTTGCACTTCAAAGTCAGCAATTGACAGGTAATGCTGTCCTTAGCACAAGCACATTCATTGATAATGACACTTCTGCGTTGCTTGCCGTCAATGTTCGTGATGATGGTCAAGGTAAACTGATTCTAGTCACCAAACTTGATGAAAAAGAAGTAATCCTCAAGACAAATGCGGGAACTGTAGATTACAAGAGCGGTCAGGTTTGTCTCGGACCAGTAAATGTTGCATCTACTCCCGATGGAACAGATCGTATTCCCATTACTGTGATTCCAGCTTCAGGTAATATCAATATTGGTACTGGAGTCGATCCATCAATCTTTAACCCGCAAGTAATTGCAATTGATTATACAATTGATGGGACAACAGTTCCAGTATTCGATCCATTCGATTTCAGTCCAATTAACTTCGATGGAACTGAAATAAATATCATTGATTATCCGACTACGGTGTTTGAATACCCCGAGTTTGACGCTTGTTTCTAAGTCAACAGAAGATAAAAACCAGAAATGAAGGCAATTAAAGTATCCCAAAGACTTCAGGATCAGATTCCTGCGTTTATCAAAGAAGAAGATCAGTCTTTTGTGGATTTGCTAGTTCAATACTACAAATCCCAAGAAAAATCTGGTAAACCATATGATATTCTTAACAATATCCTTGGTTACACGGATATTAGTTCCGATGAATATGATCCGAACTTCATTTCTTCCGAATCGGTGGTTCTCACGAGAGTATCTCCGATAGATACCAATATTGTTGCCGAAAACGTTGATTATTTCCTTCCCAAGGATGGAACTATCAAAATTGATGATGAGATCATCTTTTATGAGTCTATCACACAATCTCCAAAGATTGTGTTTACTCCTGGTGTCAATCTTCTCGAATTTAACAAAAAAATTCAAGAACTTGAGAGTATTGTACCATACATTAATGGTTCCAGAACACTGTTTGATCTGAAACTGCTTGGAGTTCCGATTAGTCCCTCCAGCGCGGAGTATGTTCGTGTAATTATCAATGGAATTCAGTACGAACCGTATGAGCATTATGTGATTGAAGGATCTACTATTAGATTCTTTACTCCACCCGTAATTCCCCCAGGTGTTACTAAACCGAGTAGAATTGATTACTTGATTGGTTATACAAGTGTTCCCGTAAGAAAACTTGATGATATCGAAATCACTTCTGCCAATGAAGGACAGAATATTTACGCATTAACACTGAATACTGCTTCATATACTCCGCTTTCAACAGTTTCTTGTCTGGTTGCTCTCAATGGTGTTGAGCAAACTCCATTTGAGGATTATACCGTCTATGAAAATGTTATTATCTTTAAGAAAGATCTGTCTCTTAATGATTTGGTAACCATAAGAGCAGTCGAACTTATTGCACCAGAATTTGGTAAAGATGCTGTAGCGGTTTCCAAAATTGAAGATGGTAAACTGGTAGATATTGTTGTCAAAGACTATGGTTCTAATTATAGAATCAATTTTACCCCGAAAGTTACTGTCCTGTCTCCAGATGGAACAGAGGGTAAATATGGTACTGCATCAGCACTTGTAAATGGCATTAAAGATCTCAAAATCATTAACGGTGGACAGGGATATACTTCACTAAATCCTCCCGTAGTCGTTTTTGATGAACCAGAAGATCCTTCTGGTGTTGTTGCTTCGGCATTTGTCACTATTGATGACGTTACTGGTCAAGTCTCAGATATTACAGTCACATCATCTGGTTCTGGATATGAAACAATCCCTTCAGTTTCATTCAGGAATCCTGCTGGAGCAAAGATTACGAATGCTGAAATTAATGAAACTGGATCTATTGTAGACGGATCGATCGTAGTTTTGGAGGGTGGGGCTGATTATACCACTGCGCCAACTGTTTATATTGATCCCCCTAGTGATCCTAGCGCAATTAGTGCTTCAGCGGAAGCAGTAATCACTGATGGTAGAGTAACAGCAATCAACATCATCAGTCCTGGTAGAGGTTATACAACTGCTCCCAGATGTAGAATTATTGATCCTATTGGTGCACAGATTCTTGATGTTCAAGTTTCTGGTGGAAAACTCATCAATATTGAACTTTTAACTGGTGGTAGAGGTTACACAGATCCCCCATCAGTTTATATCGTAGACAACCGTAAGGATCTTCTCGGCAATCCCATTGGTGGAACAGGAGCAACAGCTGTTGCTACCATTTTCAACGGTGAAATTACAGATATTAATATCACCGCATTTGGTGATGGATATTCAACTACTGAACCACCTACAGTATTCATCGCATCACCTCTTGCTGCAGCTGCAGCGTGTACGACTGGATTTGGGGAAATTACAGGTTTCACCATTCATAATCAAGGTGAAGGGTATCTTGCTTCGCAATTTATTAATTGTAAGAGAGCAGTATCTGCAACATCAGAGTTTGACATTAATGGTAATCAAGTTTACACACTTGAAGAGAACAGCATTCAGTCTTCGCACGAAATCGGATCCAAAATTGAGAATTTGGATTCACTGTTTGCCAAAGAATTGTATAGTAGATTTGTCTCTCAGTTCTTGCCAAGTGCTCCCATTGATTATACAAAAGTAAACGCTCCTCAGATTATCAAGACAATCAAGGACTTTTATGCATCAAAAGGCACTAAAACTGCTACAGAGTATCTGTTTAAAGTTTTGTTCTCTGAAGATATCGAAGTAGCATATCCAAAAGATGAACTGATCAAACCTTCAGCAGCAACTTGGAGTGTAAACACGATCATTCGTGTTCAACTTCTTGAGGGCAGTCCATCAGATTTGAATGATGGAGTTTTGGTGCAGTATGCTGATGCTGTAGATACAAGTGTAAAAGATGCATCTTGTCTGATTGAGAATACTATCGCAATCAATACTGGCGATCAAGTCATTTATGAGTTGTCAATCTCAGAGGAAACACTTCAAGGGCATTTCACAATTCCGTACAAAACCACTCTGGTTGAACCTATTGGAACAAAAGATTCAATCATCACTGTTGACTCAACAATTGGTTGGCCAGAAAGAAATGGTCTGATTATTCTTGGTGATGAAGAGTATGTTCAGTATAAAGAGAAGTCACTGAACCAGTTTATTGAGTGTACTCGTTCAAAGAATGGAGTTGTTGAAGATTGGGATGCTGGCACAAACATCGAGTCTGATATTTTCTGCTACGTTAATAAGGGAACAACCAAAGAGGTAAAACTCCGTGTTCTTGGTATTGCCGAAGCAAATGGTACAATTCTTACCGACACTGGATCATATTATCTGGCTGGTGACAAACTATCTGTGGCAGCTCTTGGTTCATCAACGGTTGATAATAGGGTCACATCTTGGTTGTATAATGTCAAAAAACTGATTCAGGTTGTATCTATTGAGCCAGGTGGTTTAAACAATCAAACTGCTACTGTATACACCGATAATAATCACGGTCTACTTGTTGGTGACTCCGTAACAATTTATGGTGCAAACCCAACGGTATTTAATGGCACATTCTTAGTAACTTCAAGAATTAGCAACACAGTCTTCTCATATGAGATTGCTGCTAGTGCCGAAAATCCACCTCAGGGCAATATCCTGATGTCAGTGGACCTCAATAAGGGTAAATCTGATGTAGAAAGTATCAATTCGACTATTAAGGATTTTACAACAAACGTTCAAAATACGTTTTTCAATAATGATTATGCATATGTTGCAACTACAGGTATCCCCAACTATAAGGTTGGTCCCTTTGTTGGATCTGCTTTGATTCCTGGGAATCAGAGAAAACTGATTAGATTCCCAAGAAATATCGAAACTGTTTCTCGTCGTGAAGATATTACTGCTGGTCCGATAGGGGCTTGGGTGAATGGTGTTGCTGCTTGGTCATATAAGTCAGAGAAAACCGTTCAATATGGTGGTATTACAGGTATCACCATCAATAATCCTGGTAAAGGATATGATGCAGCGGTTATTCCCAACATCGAAATTACTGGTGGCGGTGGATCTGGAGCACAAGCAAAAGTTGTAGTTAATGGATCGCTGTATGAAATTGAGGTAACTAATGGAGGAACTGGATATACTTCATCTCCACTAATCTCAATTGTTGGCGGCGGTGGTTTTGGTGCAACTGCAACTGCAGTTATCACCAATGGAAGAGTCTCCAAAATCCTTGTTGGTTCTCCTGGTCAAGAATATACTTCCCAACCAACGATTTCGATTTCTGGCGGTGGGGGTGTTGGTGCAACTGCAACTGCTAGTGTTAGGGGTCCTATTAAATCGATTTCCATCACCAACACTGGTTCCAATTATACATCATCTCCAAGTGTTATTCTCAATTCTGGCACTGGTGCTGTTGCCCAACCAATCATCATTAATGGACGTATTGTATCTATTGCTATTATCGCATCTGGTTCTGGTTATACAACTCCCCCAAGAGTTGTAATTAATGGATCTGGATATGGTGCTGTGGCAAAGGCTACTATTGGTACTTTTGGTGAAGATAAAGGTAAGGTTCTTAGCATTACGGTCGAAAACCGTGGTATTGGATATACAACTGGAACTACTACAATTAGACTGGAAGCAATTGGAGAACTTGCTGATTTTACAGCAAACGTATTCAAATGGACAAGAAACCTGGAGAATGAACTGACAGGTCTTCTTGATAAGTCTCGTGGATATGTTTTTGCTGGGTACAATACACAATATGGCGGTGAATACGCTCACGTATCGGATCCCAAACAATTAAGATACGTTCTTGGTGATAACGTTTATCTTGAACAACAAACTGGTAATCTAAAAGAACTTACAAGTGGTCTGAGACATTCTCCGATCATCGGATGGGCATATGATGGAAACCCCATTTATGGTCCATATGGTTACATTGATGCCACAAATCAATCGTCTGGCGTCAAGAGAATGGTTTCTTCCTATAGGATCAAACCCAATCTCATTTATGATGCAGCAACAAATCCGATTCCCGAAAGATTCGATGGTCCTCCCCTTTCGGAATATCCTGCAGAATCTTTCATTGATGACTATGAATATGTCTTCCAGAAAGGCGACCTAGACCAATATAATGGTCGTTTCTGCAAAACACCAGAATACCCCAACGGTATCTACGCATATTTTGTCGCAATTGATGCATCCGAGAATGGTCTGCCAGTATTCCCGTTTATTTGTGGTCCTCAACTATATTCGACCCCAGATAAGTGGAACTTTAGTCAAAATGCCGTTCAGACAAACATTCCTAAAGATGTTGTAAGATTTAGAGATCCATATCAAGAGGTTGATATTGATATCGAGCGTCAACCAAACCAATCTACAGATAGTCTGACCACAGAATTTGGCGAAGATCTGATTTTTGAAATTGAAGATAATAATAAGGATGGTTTGATTACAGAAGATGAAATTATAGATCCAGTATCAATTCTGGAAGAACCTGTTCTGCAATTGTTTGATTATTATCCCAGAGTTTCATTGAGATCTCAAGTTGATATCGAAATTCAAACAACAACTAAGTTTGAGGATGCTCAAATTAGTGGTTTTGTTGTCGAAAATCCTGGTATTTCTTACAAAGTCAACGATAAACTGTATTTTGATAATGAGGGTACAGGTGGATATGGAGTATCCGCTAAAGTTTCTGCTGTTAAAGGTATTGATGTTCTTGGTTATAGTTCGGAAGTCGTTAACGATATTCCTTATGGCATCATCACAACTGATGGTGAGCACGACTTGCGCGAAGGTGATGAGATTATCGTCAATAGTATCCCGATCATTGATCAAACCAACAAAACTTTCAGAGTTAAAGTTGTATCTGGCGTGGAAAATGTCACTATTGACCAAGAAGGTCTTGGTTATTCGGAAGACATTCCACCATCATACGAGATCATTTCATCATCTGGTAAAGATTTCAAACTCAACATTATTCGTGAAGAATCTGGTGCTATTAAAAATGTAAACATCATCAATTCTGGTTCAGGATATAGTGTTTCCAATCCTCCAGAGATCAGGGTTTCGCATCCTCAAAGATTTAAGAAAGCATCATATGCCCTTGCATATTTGCAGGAGCAAGCAAGTATCACAGTAATTAATGATATTGCAATCGCTGAAGATCGCACATTCTATATTGTTGGACAATCTTCTGAGGAAGATGGTGACACTGCGGGTGTAATCGCCAAGTTCAATAGCGATGGTAGATTGCTGTGGACTCGTACAATGTTGCCACTGCAACCAGCAACTGCTGCTAAGAGTTGCATCTTCAATAGAATTTATGTTCAAAACACAAACCCACACTCAATTTATGTTTTTGGCGAAACTAGACCAAATCTAACCAATCCAAATCATAACCCCGATTTGGTTATTGCAAAGTTTGAGTCTGGATTTGATGGATTCAACAATCCCACTGCAGTAATTAAGTGGCAAAGAGAAATTGCTGGTATCTCTGGTTCTACTAGAAGAGATTATGCTTCAGCAGTTACACTTGATCAAGATGGGCAGATTTATATCGGTGGTTGGACGGATACAAACTCACCAAGTCCCGATGATATGTGGATTTGTTTATTGGATCTTGACGGATCAGTAAAAGAGAAGCGTAAGATCTGTTCTGCTTCTGGAAGTGAAAAAATGACCGATATGGTATTCACTTCAGATAATACTGTTCTATTTGCTGGTATTGATGATCCCGATGGTCTTGGTAATATTGTTGTTGGTGAAACATATTACGACACTGCAACCATTGAAGTTCAATGGAGTAGAAAGTTTGGTAATGCTGCATACAGATTCTCTGATGTGAGAATTGCTGTTGATGATTACGATTCACTATATGTAACTGCAACTGCAACTACAATTTCGACTGGCATTACTGCTGGTGTTATGTATATGAAGTTTGCGAAAGACAATTATATGACACCTAGTGTCACAAAATTGATCGTTCCAAATGCATCATTCCAAGAAATTAGATCGGTTGGTCTAAAGTATGATATCTTTGGTAACATTGATGTTGCTGCGTATGTAAGATATGCATATAACGATAATCAGTCGGTTATGTTCAAGATTTCTTGGAACACTAACCAGATCATCACAGCAGCATCATTGGATCAAGTTAATGGTATCGGATTTAAAGCAAAATCTGTAACTAATGATAACTCTGGCGATACAATTATTGCTGGAGATAAAGTTGAATCTGAGCAACTCGCAATCTTCAATTTTGAAGTATCATCAGTATTTGATGGTACATACAACAAAGACTTGGTGCCTGCTTGGTCTGCATCAGAATCCATCAGTACAACTGAATACAAGTATGGGTCTCAGTCCGTAGAACTCACCGCAGCAAACTCACTGAATTTGAATTGGCAATCTGATGTTGCTTCGGAATGGACAGTGGAAAGCTGGGTTAAGATGAAATCTGCTCAGTATACTGCACAATCTTCCAATCTTATTCTCACATCAGTTATTCCTACTTCTGGAAGCACAGTAACTGTTGAAATTGATGGTCAATCCGCTAGTGGAAACTTTGGTAAGATTGTATTGAAAATAGGTGCCAATACATATTACAGCACCACCACAAATAACTGGACCAAGTTCAATAACCAAAACTGGGTGCATTTTGCTCTAGTTAAGGAAACTCCTGGTGTTGGTACATACACATATACTGTCTATATTAATGGTATTGAAGAACTTCAAATTACTAGCACTCAGGTAGATACACAACTGAAGCAGGCGTATCTTTTCGGTGCATCAACACCTGCATCATCAACAAGCCTTTCTGGATGGGTCGATAACATTTCTGTATCTGGATTTGCAAAATATACTGAAGACTTTACTCCTGGGGAAGCTATCGGCACAAATAAGGTTGTTGGAGCATTTGTATTTAAATTGGATCAGGGGCAAACCAAACTTGGCACTTATCAACTTGACGATGTAGAAACTGGTTTAGAAATTGAAGTCGCTTCTGCCGTGAGCAATTTTGGGTTTAATACCCTTCCTATGACCTCATCTAATTGGGTTCTTGGGGCGGCTGGTTTGCAAATTCTTGATTATGGTGATGTGGTTGCAAATAATGTTGAGGGATCATATTCATTTATATCAAATGAGCAAGTTTATGAAACTAGAACAGCAACTATCCCAACACCTCTGGGTAAGAAACTTCTTCTGTCAACCGTAGTAATTCCGAAATACTATTTCCGAGATGCACTATACACATCTATTGATAATGTAAAGACACTTACATTCAACCAGTCCGCAACCTTCACTAAGGGTGCAACACTGCAGCAATATCAGACAATTGGTGGTCAAGATGTCGTAAATGCTTATGGTGTTATCACGTCAGTTGGTTCAAACTATGTGACTTTGGGTAAGATTATTGGTAATTTTGACCAGACAAAGAAAGTTAAATCAACTACAAATGATATTAATGATATCAGTTTTGTATTTACAGAATCTGATATACTTCCCGAATGGAAGACCAATTATTCATATACAACTGGTGATGTTGTATATAATGCTGGAAAAGTATACACTGCAACTAGCACTGGTGTTTCTGGTGGTATAGAACCCGTTCACGTAACAGGAACAGTATCTGATGGCAATGTAAACTGGGCATTTACGTCCGTTCACGGTTCATTTGACATTGATTTGGTCAATTCACCATATTCTACAGGTACTCTGGCGGAATTTTCTTCTTGGAAAGAGTTTTCTCCAGAAGATTACATTATCAAAATCGATGCAATTTATCCTGGATCAATCTTCATCAAAGGAGACACGATCGATGCTGAAGCCGTCGGTGTATCTCTTACTGTAGATAATACTGGTAAAATCGCCACATTCTCTGGTCTTGTGGGTGTTAAAACCTTTACGATGACTGCCAAATTGGCTAAAGACATTATCCCAAGCGGTAATCTTACTCCGACAGATATTGTATATTGCCAATCATCCAAACCACACAATTTTGAACTAGATGAAATTATCTTTGTTGAGGGATTCGCAACACAGGAATATAATGGTTCATTCTTTATTGAAGAAGTATTCACAAAGAGGGAATTTACTTTCCGTTTGAGAGATGTTGCTAGTGCAGATCCTGTATTCAATAGTCAATCAATCGGTAGCGTTAACATTTACGCTAAGCATCCTAAACTGCTGTTTGTTCGTGGTCATCAGTACATCTTTGACCTTGATGATACTTCCAACTTTGGGTATTTTATCTCGTTCTCTAAGGACAACCAATATAAACTGGAATATCCGTTTATTAACGTTGCTAGAGAAGGTATTCCTGGTTTGACGGATCAAACTTCACCAAAACCATTGGTTAAGTTCATTGTGGATGAAAGTGTTACTAACATTTC